GCTCGCATTGCAGAGCGATTTGAGATCTTGGGCAGTATGACCCAAGCCACAATCGATGGTGATGTTCGAGCAATGATCGTAACAGGCCCTCCAGGGGTTGGTAAGTCCTACATTGTGGAAACCACTCTTGAGAAAGCCGTATTGTTTGACAAGATTGCTGGTAAGAAGATACGTTATGACGTAGTCAAAGGCGCGATGACTGCCCTTGGACTTTACGCCAAACTGTATGAATACAGCGACAAGAACAATGTGCTAGTGTTTGATGACTGCGACACTGTATTGTTTGATGACTTGTCACTCAACATACTGAAAGCGGCATTGGACTCAGGTAAGAGACGCCGAATCCACTGGAATGCTGATAGTGCTAAACTGAGAGCGGAAGGGATTCCGAATATGTTTGACTTTAATGGCTCAGCGATCTTTATCACCAACGTGAAGTTTGAAAACGTCCGGAGCAAGAAGATCAAAGATCACTTGGACGCACTTCAGTCGCGTTGCCATTACCTGGATTTGACGCTCGATACAATGCGCGACAAAATACTCCGTATTAAGGACATTGCCAAGAATGGTGAGTTGTTTGTAGGATACGGGTTTAAGTCTTCCGATGAGGACGAGATTTTGGACTACATGGAAGAAAACAAGGATAGGCTTCGGGAAATGAGCCTACGTATGGCACTGAAGATTGGTGACCTGCGTAAAATGTCGAAAGACAACTGGAAGCGCCTAGCGGAGACAACGGTTATGACCCGCGTCAGTAAGCAGGCGTCGGCTAACTAAAATAATAACAATTTCCTAAAAGATACTTTAGTATCGCTCCAACTATAAGTATCTATAAGCTTCGGGGAGGCCCATGAGCCTCCCTTTTTATTGATATGAAATATAATTGCTGGCAAGTTTCCATACAAGACGATAGTATTCACGTAAGGGTGCCTGAGTTCGATTTAGAACAATGGGGCACTTCGTATGTCCAAAAAATATCACAGCAATTTTATGAGTATGTTAAGGAAGCGGCCCAAAATGTTTATTATGACCCGGAAGAAGATGCTTGGATTTTTAATTTAAGCGAACCCAATTTATTATTTCTTGCTAATTATTTGCGTAATAATGATATGGAAGAAGATGTTATTTTTGATGAAGATGTTTGCTATTATTTAGATGAAATAGAAAAAGTACAATCAGAAATTCACAATCATCTTATTCAGTTAGATTTCATAAATGGCAAACCTATTATGAAAAATGCTAGTGATGAATTGATAGAATATCTTAAGCAGAATAAAGTTGAAAATGTGTGGCAATTAATAGATAAGTCTATTGAGTTGTGTTATGGATTAAGTAGTAACGTTTTAGGTTTATTAGACGATTCAGTAGAGCATACAATGCTCAATAATCAATATGTGACGTTGTTTACTGGCAGTAAAAATGAGCATTCTAAACTTGAGCAGATTATACAATACGCTCTAAAGTATAAGAGAACACCTATAGTATTTTATAAGCCAGACAATAACGAAGATCCTAATTTAGGACACTATAGTGAATTAGTAACTAAAGTAGTTAATAAATTAGTGAATAAAAATAAAATTAGTGTAGTGTTATTACCACCAAGTCACAAGATGAAGTCTAATTGTGATGTTTATTATAGTTATTCAATACAAACATTGATACAAAGTAATATTGAACCACAAATGATATTTTTTACACGAATGGTAAACGAGAATAGTTTTAACATTTTAATTGACCAAATACCCAAAGTATGTTATTATAGTAATATAAAATCAAAGGAAGGAATGGTTGGGCCTGGTCAAAATTATTATGCCAAAGTGTAAGTTATATTTAAAAGACGAAGTAAATTGTAAATTTGAGGGATTAGACTTAACGGATAGACGAAAGTTATCTAATAAGTTTAAATTCGATATTCCTCATGCGCGATTTATGCCAGCAGTTCGTTTAGGACGCTGGGATGGCAAAATAAGTTTCTTCCAATTGGGCGGTAGCACGTTTATTAATCTCTTGCCAGACATATTAGATGACATTTCTAATTATAAAATTGATCTGATAGATTATCGTAAGCCAGTTGATTTAGTATTTGAGCCAGTAACTGAAGTTAGTTATAGTGAATATAAATGGCCTAAAAAACATACGCACGAAGGGCAACCTATTATATTGCGAGATTACCAAGTAGAGGTTATCAATAACTTTCTACAATCCCCGCAGTCCATTCAAGAGGTTGCTACTGGTGCTGGTAAGACACTTGTTACAGCAATACTCAGTCACAAATGTGAGCCATATGGTAGGACAATAGTTATAGTACCCAATAAGAGTTTAGTTACTCAAACAGAGGAAGACTATGCCAACTTGGGTTTAGATGTAGGTGTGTTCTATGGAGATAGAAAAGAGTTTGGACACACTCATACTATATGTACGTGGCAATCCCTTAATATACTGATGAAGCGTACTCGTAATGCTCAAGCAGATATAACGTTTGAAGACTTTATAGAGGACGTTTGCTGTGTGATAGTAGATGAGGTACATCAGAGTAAGGCAGACGTGCTCAAGCAGTTACTGACCCAGCAATTGTCTCATGTACCCATACGTTGGGGTTTAACTGGAACCATACCCAAGGAGCAATTCGAATGGATGTCACTGCGTGTCAGCATAGGGGAAGTAGTCAATAGGGTAGCTGCCGCCGATTTGCAGGAGAAGGGCGTTCTGGCAAACTGTCACGTGAATATCGTGCAGTTACAGGACTATGGTGAGTATAATAACTATCAAAGCGAATTAAAGTATTTGCTTACTAACGAGGATAGGGTATCGTATATAGGCGAGTTTTTAAATGATGTTAAAAAGAGTGGCAATACACTTATACTTGTAGACAGAATTAGTGCTGGTAAAGCAATACAATTAAAATTAAAGGATAGTGTATTCATCAGTGGTGCTACAAAAGCGGATGAGCGTAAAGAGCATTATGATGAAGTACGTACAGCAGAAGCAAAAATCATTATAGCAACGTATGGCGTTGCATCAGTAGGAATTAACATCCCGCGAATATTTAATCTTGTGTTAATAGAACCAGGAAAAAGTTTTGTGCGGGTTATACAGAGCATCGGGCGTGGCGTCCGTAAAGCAGAGGACAAGGACTTTGTGCAAATATGGGATATAACGAGTACTTGTAAGTTTGCAAAACGTCACTTAACAAAAAGGAAAAGTTTTTATAGGGAGGCAGAATATCCGTTTACAGTAGATAAAATTAACTGGCAGTAGTGCTAAATATTGGCATGAGTACACAAGTGAGTGATCTTTACAAAAAGCACCACGAAGTGTCCGACAACATCAAATCTATACAAGAATCTATTAAGGACCTTGCGGAGGAGTTAATTAGGGCCAAAGCCGAGAACAAGGGATTACAGTCTGAAATTATTTTATTAGTGAAGCAAATTGCATCATTAGAAAAAATAGTTAATACTTTAAACCTTGCTCAAAAGTTACAAGATCAGAAAGCTGCAGATGTTAAATCATCAACGCCAGTTGCACCAGGTATAGCACCAAGAGCAAGTACTACAGTTAAAGGACATGGAGATGCTAATACACCTCTATCTATTCCACCAAAAGATAATTCTGCATATGTAGTAGATCCTAAGAAAGGAATAGTGCCAAATCCTAATTATAAACCACCTACGACGGATAAAGACGATGCTATAAAAGATGGAGGTAATACAGCAGATGATGGAACTGCTGATCAAATTCCACCTTTTTAATCAATTAAATAAGGAAATCAATGAGAATACATACATTAGAAGATAAAGCATTCGCTATGAATGAGATGCCTGAAAAGGTAGATGATGTTCGTTTTTGTATATTAGATAATAGTAATCCACAGGATCCAGATTACTTTTTTATTCCCTTAATATTTTTAGAGAGTTTTAATGCGCCAGCATTAGTAATTCAATTGGGGAAAGATAGAATAATGATGCCAGTTGATTGGCACATTGTAGTGGGTAGTCCTGAAGTGGGAGACTTAGAAGTATTGCCCCTAACAAGTGTGAATGATAGAGGTTTTGAAGCATTTTTATATAATTGTCTAAGTGGATATATGCATGAGTATAGAGAAATAGACATTGTAGATATCTATACAGAAGTTAAATGGTATTTTCCAAAACTTAAAACAGGTCAATTATTAGCAATACCATTAAATGATGATCCAAAACCCCAATGTGCATATTTTGTAAGTGAAATTAATAAACAATCTGAGGTAATAGATGTTAACCAGGTAATGTAATGAAAATAGCATTTTGCGGAGATAGTTTTTGTGCAGACTCCCGGGACTTCCGGACGCCATACTACAATTGTGACAGTGTGTCATATTTAGATATAATAGCATATGAATTAAGTGCTGAAATTATGTGTGCTGGCCAACCTGCTTCAGCCTTGTATAGTGCTTATAAGCAAATTAAAACAGTAATCGGAAAAGTTGATTATATTGTGATATGTGTTACGAATCCGCATAGATTATATAATAAACATGTTAAAGTTGATTTTGATCAAAACATGAGTACAACTTTTTTAAATTGGGAGAAAGATAATATTAGTCAAATGTTCGAATACAAAAAAGCAATTACATTATATTATAAAATGCTGTATGATGAGGAATATAATCTTGATATACAGGTCGCATTATTACAATCAATTGATAATATGTTGCTTGAGTATAGACAACGATGTATATGGTTACCGTGTTTTGAGAACAGTATGAATGATTATATACCTAAAAGTGGACCAATGGCACGTATTCCTTTAATCGCTATTTCTAAGTCAGAATTTTTATCTGAGAAAGATTGGACCCGTAATGTTGACACTGATCCAGTTGACACCAAAAGAAATAATCATATGAATGATGAAAATAATAAAAATTTGGCTCATTTTATACTGGATGTGTTTAAACAAGAAAATACTCCTGCTCAAGCACATATTGCTCATATTCATGGTAGAGTTGGTGATATGATAGATTACTTTCATTTTAATATGTTGGGTCCAGGCCACTGTCATATTCATGGTGGAAATTGTGAGTATTGGCATTGGGATGACGAGGCCGGCCGGATGAATAGCCCGTACTAGAAGTTTTGGAGCATTGGGCCTTCAACGTAAAATGAAAAAAGCATTAGTAGTAGGAAATGGTGAGAGTCGAAAAAGAATTGGTTTAAATTTATTCAAACGCAATGAGTGGGAAATATATGGATGTAATGCTCTATATAGAGAATTTAATCCAGATCATTTAGTTATAATTGATAAAGAAATGCGGACTGAATTTGAATATAATTCTCATCAGGCTGGTCGTGCTGTAGATGAACCAGAAGGTAATACATTTTATGGTATGCCAAAGCATGTTTATTTTGTGGAAGATATGCCCGAATATGAACCAATGATGAATTCCGGACATATGGCAATATGCATAGCAATGCGGGATCATAAAGAAATTGATATTATTGGATTTGATCTTGAAACTACTGACGGATTAACAAACAATGTGTATAAGGATTCACCCCAATATAAGCCAAGCAATAAAGAAGCAGGCGGGTTTATTATAGACGCATACAACTTGAAAATGATTAGCAATAGGTTTAGAGAAAAAGGCGGCATCATTACTCGGGTTGCTGATAGTATACCCTTCGAACTTGACAAATATATGAAACATGTTAAAATAGAAGAGTATATATCAGAAGTATTTACAAATAACTTTCATACCCATATAAGAGAAAGAAATGCCACGTAAACAACCAATATTACCTCTTAAAGAGATATTTAATGCATTAGATAATAAAGATTATTGGTTCTATGGTCGGATTGGGAAAGAAAAGCAAAAAGCATTTAGTTCTTATTTGCAATTAAAATATAATGCAAGTGCTACGGGTAATAACGACTTGCAAGAGTATATGATACGCTCTACAAATGAAGAATTAAATAAAGATTTCTGGGAAATTAGTAAGCATCCAAAGTTAGTATGGATGATTTTGTGTGCTATTAATCCCAAAATTGGCAGTTTTAATCGCAAGTATCTGCCAATGAAAAAAAATGTAAAAGATAATAAAAAGACAAAGTTTCTAAGAGAATTATATCCAACTTGGAAATTAAGTGACGTCGAAGCATATGCTGAGATGTGTGACAAGAAAGAACTTAAACAATTAGCAATAGAACATGGTTATGATGATAAGTCAATCAGAGAAAGATTATGAGTGCCAATTTTGTAAAAGGAGTTTTACAAGAGAGAAAACACTAGCGGCGCACGTATGTGAGCCCAAGCGTAGGCATCAACAACAGGATGCAAAGCATGTACAAATTGCGTATATTGCTTACAAACGGTTCTATGAGTTAACACAAGGCAGTTCAAATTTTAAAACATATGAGCACTTTTCACAAAGTCAATATTATAATGCTTTTGTAAAATTTGGTAACCACATTATTAATATTAACGTAATAAATCCAGATTACTTTATAGATTATGTTATTAAAAGTAATACAAAGTTAGATCACTGGTGTAAAGATGCTGTATATGAGGAGTATCTATTACCATATATTAAAACTGAAAACGTTCGTGATGCATTAGAGCGCAGTATTATAACTATGGAAAAATGGGCAACTGAAAATGATGCCCGGTTCAATCATTTTTTTAAGTTTGTAAGTTTCAATAAAGCAGTAGCATTAATTAGAAATGGAAAAATAAGTCCATGGACAATCTATAATAGTAAAACAGGCATGGAAATGTTAGAGAAAATGACTGATGAGCAGTTAGGTTTAATTAATGATTTTATAGACCCAATATATTGGAGTAGACGTTTTGAAGCGTTTATGGCCGATGTAGAATGGGTTAAACATATTTTAAGTGACGCAAACATGTAAAGGAGATATTTAATGACTAATGAAAATGTATACAACCTTGATTTGGAAAAGTTAAAAATTAGGCATAAAGAGTTAGATAAAACGATATGGGAAATCGAGGAGAATGAGCAAGATATTGGCGAAGTACATATGAAAATAATTGAATTGAAAAAAGAAAAGTTATGGCTTAAAGATAAAATAATGTTTATGGAGCAAAAATTTGGATGACGCAGTTGCCTATGACACTTATCCACATCACCGTAAATGGTATAATAAGTTATGGTTAAGTGAAAAGTTAGGCTATAGATGTGGCCCGGCTGGTGTAAATGTATTGTTTGATGAAGAATATATTGTGCGCCCTATTATGAATTTAGAAGGTATGGGTGTGGGTGCTAAAACTATAAAAATGGATCCACATGAATGGATTACCATACCGTCGGGTCATTTTTGGTGTGAAAAGTTTGAAGGGAGACATTTCTCATATGATTTTGAATGGGAAGAGGACTGGGAAGGACCATTAAGAACTCCGCGATATACAAAAGGTTGGCGACAATTAAATTGTTGGGAAGGATACAGGGAAACTGGAGAAGAAAAGTTGTGGAGATGGAGTAAATGGGTTAAGATGAATAGATTTGTTGAACTTCCAGAGTGGTTTGATGAGTTGAAAGATGTAGGTAAAATAAATGTAGAGTGTATTGATGATAATATTATAGAAGTACACTTGCGATCCAATCCAGACCCAATAGATAAGCATAAAGAATTGATAGTGTGGTGGGAAGATTCAAGTTATTATAAAAAAACATATTTTAATCATGGATATGAATATATAGAAGCATTTGATGATGCTGGTGGAAATTTACCAACACCACGTTTAGGATTTTTAGCATTGCCAATTATACCAAGAACGAGAAATCAAAATGAGCCTTAAGTTTGATATTGATATAGATTTTGCAGATAGAACTGCTGTGCTGGAAAAAGTAAAGCATCATACTCCTGCGACTATTATTAGGGCAAATGAATTAATTAAGCATAATACTGGTGCGTATTTTACTGATGTGCCGACAGATCCAGTAAAAGGTATTTGTTCACTTGATCATAAAGACGCGGAAGAACGCGGATATTTTAAATTGGATTTGCTTAATGTAAATGTATATAGCCAAGTTGAAAGTGAAGCACATTTGATTGATTTAATGTTTACAGAACCACCTTGGGAAAGATTAGCAGAGAAAGAATATTGTGAGCAAGTAATACATATCGGTAATCAATATGATCTTATTAAAAAAATGATGCCAGATACTATTCCACGCATGGCAATGTTTTTATCTGTAATACGGCCAGCAAAACGTTATTTGATTGGCAAATCATGGGAAGAAATTGGTGAGCAAGTATGGGAAAAGCCTGATAAAGGTTATTATTTTAAGAAATCACATGCGGTTGCCTATGCACATTTGGTCGTTGTGCATATGAATTTACTTAATTTAAACCTCACTCAATGAACCTCTTTGTTTCGTTTTATCTTCTATATGACCATACGCATCCCACCATGGTGTTTGAATATTTCCTGAAAGTAATCCACTAAATAATTTATTACAAATCATTGTCAATCCTAAGCCAAGTTGTACTGTTTGAGTTTTATTTGATCCAAACGGTAACCCGAATATAATAAATCCGTATTTTTCTAATTTCTCATCCCAGTCTTTAGTTTGCTCCCCGGCCAATTTTTCAATTATTGGCATTGCATAATCTAAAAAGTTAATAAATCTAATTTTATTGTATTCAGACGTTGTTAATGTAGTTTCAAATAACATATTATATAATATTGTCATATACGTGATAATCAAATATTCTTTAAAACCTAAATTACTATCGCATATTCTCTCTGATTGATATATTTCTATTGGATTATAATTATCAGATGATACATTATGATATAAATCATCAATAGTGGAGTTTATGACATTGGTGTTAACAACTCCAGCAGTGATTATTTTTAGATTATGTTTTTCTTGATAAGATTTGTCATATGCAGGACTACTATGTAATAACTCCCATGCATACAAAGATGCAATACTTATAGGTATTTCACTGAATTCTATTAATTGTTTTTTATGAGCTTCAATAGTTGCGCCAGGTAATCCATGAATTAATTCTACTTTATATTCTGCCTTATTATATTTTTGTCTAAAATTAATTAATAATTTTTTATGTTCATTCCATGGAAGTTCTGGTCTATTAATGTTTTTTAATATTTGTTTATCTTGATGTTGTAATGATACTTTAAACACATTGCCGCGCCCATGTTCATATATAGCTCTCCATATATCAAAAACATTGCTTTTATGTAATTTTGCCATGTTCCCGCCGCTAAAGGAAAAAGAATTAGTTGTGTATGATAGACCAAATTTAAATATTTCAATATCCTCCTTCATCATTCCAATATTAGCATCAATCCAATGCATAGATATGTTATTAAATTTTGAAAGAAACTTTATTTCTTCCTTCCAATCTCCCAATCTTTTGTTTAATTTGTGATGTAACCCACCACTCCAATCACAAAACGTACAAGCATATGGACAACCACGTATTCTTTCGAAAGAGTAAGTAAGTACGTAATTATTAGTAGTATTTTTGTTTAAGTAATCTGTAATCTGATTATGTTCATTAATAAAGTCTTCTTTTAAATCACAATATGGACTAAATGCTGGATAATCTTTAAATCGTAAGATTTCGTGATTAGTTTTAAATTCTTTTGTTATTAAATTCGGTATTGTTCTTTCATCTATTGGCTCATAAAAACTATCTAACAACATAGTAAAAGCTTTTTCACCATCACCATAGACAAAATAATCTATAAAAGGATAGTTATTAGCAGTATTTGGATTTTTATGATCAATGCTCGGCCCGCCAGCAATAAGTTTTATATTAGGATGTTTTTGTTTTATTATATTTGCTATTTTTATTTGTACATCAAAATTCCATAAAAACATAGAGAAACAAATAATATCTGGTTTTTCTTTTTCGATTATGGATATTATATTTTTTACACTAGTATTCTTGAATTCACCATATTCAGTAGGTAGCCATATGTATTTGTTATAGTATTTTCCAATTTTTTTATAGAAAGATTTTAAGAAATAATATATTGGCGTTAGAAAATAATCATTTATTCCTTCAAGTGAGCCATCTTGCCTTAATTCAGTGGTTAGATCACCTGTGTCGGCGTTTGAGCCAAATACGATAAATTTTATACGCATATTATTATTTACTGCTTTTTATAACTGTACGAGAATTTAAGGACGATATAAAACTTTTTCTAATCCACCTGATGTAGGAGTACATTTAATACGAATTCTACTATGAACACCATTCCAGTTTGTATAACCAACACCAGTTTGGTCAGTTAAATTTAATGTTTTAATATCAAAATAATCATCATCTGCTAATGATATATTTTCATTTAATGTACCTTGTATTACAATAGTGCCAGTATATGTACCTGAAAAATAAAACGCCGCAGTTTGTAATGCTGTATTTTGATTAAGTTTTGAATCTGCTACTAATGGATTACTTGTATGAGTTGAACCTGAGATGGTAAAGTCTGCTGTGTTTAATACTTTACTATCTGTAAGTGTTGGAAAAACACCATCTGAAATTTGTAATTGTCCTAATACATCATATGCGCCATCTACATAACCAATACTAGTATTGGATTCACCGTCTACTACTGTTACAGAGTAATTAAGATATTGAGAGTCTAAATTTAGTAGATCACCTTCTGTTATAACAACTTTCGCCGTTCCTTTAATTCCATCTACTAATGTGGCCGTTTTACTTAATAACACACCAGTATCACCAACATTATCTAAAATATTAAACGTTATTGTTTTATCAGTGATCGTTAACGACTTTTGATTATCGTTCTTTAGTGACAATTGTATGGTATTGTCAATACCCTTGTATACCTTTATAGGATGATTATACATTTCATACCCCCAATGCTCCTTATCAGTGTCCGCCTTTATTTTCAGATTAACATTCTGGTTATATAAATAGACCGTAGTAACTAACATATTATAAGACCTTTTATTATATTTATATGCCAAACATATACGAAGAGCTAACAGAAAAGTATCCTTTTATCAGTTATATTAAACATATTGATAGGGAAGTCGTTGGTATTATTCTTAATAAAGATGCAACTATAGTAAGCGTTTACGATTTTAATGCACTACCAAACATAGAGACAAAAGAAAAGTTTTTAGAACTGGGCGAAGTATGGTGGTGGGAATCAAATAGAATGTTCCCTATAAACATATTTCTCAAACGAGACTTTATCGCATTTAAACCATTTATTAAAACATTTATGGCTAAAGACGTAGAAATAGTCCATGGTCCATATGTTAGTATGAATGAACTAGCACAACGCAGAACTAAACGCCGTAATATACAATTAATCCAAAAGGTTAAGTAAATGCATAAACCTCAAAAAACAGCAGTACTGCATCCAATACAATCAGATTTACAGTGTCGTTTAAAATGGGCACATAGTACAGTTTTTCTTACTAAAGGAACGACGGCCAGTTGTCATAGAGTAAATCATGATGCTATTCCGGATAATTTTGATTTTCATAATACTCCAGAAAAATTACTTGCTAGACAACAAATGCTTGATAACGTTTGGCCTGAAAAAGGGTGTGAGCATTGTAGAGTTATAGAAGATGCTGGTGGAATGAGTGATAGAATGTTACATTTAACTCATCCATTTGCCCCTGGTTCACCTCCAGAATTATTAGATAATCCGCAAGCAGTACATGTCTCTCCAACAGAGTTAGAGATATATTTTAGTAATAATTGTAATTTATCTTGTATATATTGTGGTGAGCATTTTAGTAGTACTTGGCAATCAGAAAATACCAAATTTGGTCATATAGATGTTGTGACAGAAGGAGTAGCATATGATGTTTATGAGGATTACACAGAGTTAAGTCTTACAGAAAAAATGTTTACTTGGCTGGAGGAAAATTTAAAATCCCTTCGTACGTTATATGTTTTGGGTGGAGAGCCATTTAAACAACCACAAAGTGATAGATTATTAGATTTATTATCTACTCAACGTAATCCTGATTTGAATATAACATTTTTTAGTAATCTTAGTGTAGAACATGATAAAACGAGAGTGCGATTAGATAAGTTACAAAAACTAATAGAAGATGATAATATTCGTGGTGGTAAAGTGACTGGCAGTATAGATTGTTGGGGACCTGAGGCAGAATATGTTAGGTTTGGTTTAGATCTCAAACTATTTGAGAAGAATATTCAGTATATTTTTAAAAATACAGATATATCAACAGGTATTAATATATGTTGGATGCCATTAACAACATTTACTTTACCAGATCTAATGGAAAAAACAAATGAGTGGAATGAATGGATTGTTACTAATAGAGGGAAAGATGATTATCAAATAGTACATAATAGTTTAATGCAAGCCGCTGGCCGACCATATGTACATCCTTCAATTTTTGGACCAAAAATTCTTGACTGGGGTTATATTGATGCTATTAATAAATTACAAGACTTTGATGAAGATATTATAATATCTACTAAAGAATATTATAGAGGTATTGCCAAAAGCATAGAGCAGTCCACTCCTGACAAAAAATTACAAAAACAATTTCATATATATCTCACTGAATTAGATAAGCGGCGCGGTACAAATTATAAAGAACTCTTTCCTGTAGTATATAATGAAATACATTCTTGACTTCTAGTAGTAATTCCTATATAATAACTGTATGAATCAAATACAGTCAGTCATTATGAGCAATTTACCAGGAAGGGTAAAGAAAAGTTCTAGTGGTTGGCAATCCTTTAATGCTCCGTGCTGTGTTCATAACGGAGAAACGCAAGACAAACGTGGTAGAGGCGGTATTATACTTAACGGAGAGGCAATATCGTATAATTGCTTTAATTGTGGGTATAAAACAGGCTGGCAACCGGGCAGACCATTAAGTCGTAAACTACGGCAATTGATGGATTGGCTTGGCACTCCGGAATCTGATATAAAGCGTCTTGTATTAACTGCTATACAATTAAAAGAGACAGCAATTGAACAAAATTTAATTCCAGAGGAAGTTGAATTTAATTTTGAGAAGAAAGACTTTCCAGAGCAAAGCAGTCCATTAGCGTCTGATAATAAACTTATATTAGAATATTTACATAAGCGCGGATTGGATGAAAATGATTATCCATATTACTGGACACCAATTACAGAGACAAAATTTGACAGGCGTGTAATTATTCCATTCTTTTGGCAAGGTGAAATAGTAGGATACACAGCACGACTAGCAGTTAAGGGTAATCCAAAATATTTTACAAGTACGCCTGCAGGTTATGTGTTTAATATGGACAGGCAAACTGAAGATCGTAAGTTTGTTATAGTAACAGAAGGCCCATTTGATGCAATCGCTGTAGATGGTGTTGCAATATTGGGTAGTGATATTGGTGATGCCCAGGTAGATTTAATAGAAAGTTTAAATAAACAAGTAATAATGATGCCAGACAATGATAGTGCTGGCAATAAACTTATAACACAAGCATTAAAATATAATTGGGACGTTAGTTTTCCAACTTGGTATGATACTTGCAAGGATATAAATGAATCAGTATTAAATTATGGTAAAATATTTACATTAAAGAATATATTGGATAATGTCCAATCTACAAGGCTTAAAATCCAATTACATCAAAAACGATTACAAATATAGATAATTATAGTATATGAATAAAGAATATAACGTAGAATTACAGAAATTATACTTGGAAATGCTAGTAAGCAATCCAGAAGCATTTGTTAGGGTGCAAAATATATTTAATCCACAGAATTTTGATAGAAGTTTGCGTCCAATAGCAACTTTTGTTTTAAATTATGTAGATGAATATAAGGCATTGCCAGAAGTAAAGCAAATAAACAGCAAAACAGGTTCTAAATTACAAGATATTGTAATGGATCAATTAGAAGAGCATAGTAATTGGTTATTAGACGAGTTTGAACAATTTAGTAGGCATAAAGAATTAGAACGAGCGATATTAGACAGTGCGGATTTGTTAGAGAAAGGTGATTATGGGTTAGTAGAGGCCAAAATTAAGGAAGCTGTGCAGGTTGGCCTTACAACAGACATGGGAACTGATTATTGGGACAATCCGCGTGAACGTTTGATGAATTTAAAAACAAGTAATGGGCAAGTTAGCACTGGTTGGGAAATGTTTGATAGAAAATTGTTTGGTGGATTTAATAGAGGTGAGTTACAAATATTTGCTGGTGGTAGTGGCAGTGGTAAGAGTTTGTTTATGCAAAATCTCTCAGTTAATTGGATACTTGCAGGACTCAATGTATTATATTTTACATTGGAGTTGAGTGAGGAATTAACAGCAATGCGAATTGACAGTATGATATCTAATATTCCGACAAACCAAATATTTAAGGATTTGGATACTGTTGAAATGAAAATTAAACTTGTAAGTAAAAAAGCAGGCAGCTTGCAAATAAAATATATGCCAGCACAAAGTAACATTAATGACTTTCGCAGTTATATAAAAGAATTAAATGTGCAAAAAGGTATGAAAGCAGACGTAGTGTTAGTAGATTATTTAGATTTGTGTATGCCAATAAGCACTAAAGTAGCACCAAGTGATTTATATGTTAAAGACAAGTATGTTGCAGAAGAACTGCGTAACTTATCCAAAGAGTTAGATGTTGTATTTGTCACAGCATCGCAGTTAAACAGAAGTGCAGTAGACGAAATAGAATTTGATCATAGTCACATTGCAGGTGGTATTAGTAAAATTAATACAGCAGATAATGTTATTGGTATTTTTACAAGTAGAGCAATGCGTGAGCGTGGACGTTATCAAGTACAGTTTATGAAAACAAGAAGTAGTAGCGGTGTTGGTTCTAAAGTAGATTTGGAATTTGATATAAGCAGTTTGCGTATACGAGACTTGGGAGAAGATGCACAACCAGAAGAAGATACTTCTTATACAGCAACACAATCACAATCAACAAATATATTTGACAGAATAAACAGAAGTGCAACAGTACAACCTAATGAGGATACACCTAAAGTAACTGCTGAAGCAAGTGGAAGCAAAATAAGATCTTTATTACGTAATATGAGTGCTTCAGATGACATATAAATACCATTGGCGGAACTTGTCGATGAAGAATCATCCCGCCATGAGAATTTATTTAGGAGCATCAAAAATGGCATGGCATGGTTTATTAGAAGCTGAATTTCATGGACCAAAATATTGGGTACTTACTCAACCACTTACCTATGAATTAGAAAAAAGTAGAAGTGCTGGGATGGACGAATGGGTTTCTAGTTGGACAAATTTAAATGTAGATGTAAAAACTACACCAACCACTATTTTAATTACAGCACCAGTTGGGTATCAAACAGATTTAGCATCTATACATCGCATTATGTGGAATATTATATCACCTTGGGATATTGCAAGGGCGGCGGTAATACACGATGTATTATATGGTGCATTGCGTAAAACTGTGGCAGTAAAAGGATTGAATCCACAAACTGTAAAAGTATTGCGGGCCCAAGCTGATAATGTGTTTAGGAGAGGCATGGATGATGCTGATCCTACCATTCCGAATTGGAAAATATTTTCCTGTTTTTGGTCAGTCCGCCCTTTTGGTAGGTGGGCAATACGTAAACAGTCTAAATTTGATAATTGATGGGTCACAATTTAACTAAATATAATAAACATAATGTGACACATATGACAATGAAACGTAAGACTAGAACAATATTAGAAGAATTGAATTCCTTGTATAAGGATCACAATAAAAGTGCGATCATAGAAAGTCGTGCTATTCATATCATTGATAGTGCTATTAATTTAGTTAATATTATACATGAACACTATGATCATGAAGTTGCTTCTGAGCTAGAACGCCGTCTTCTTAACAGCATACGTGGACAGGATAATAAAAAGTTTATCCGTAGCATACGTAAGGCTGGTGACAATGAGATTGAATGAAATATCTGATTTCTCAGATACATCTAACATACACATAGATAGACCTCACTCAATATCTTCACGTATACCTACAGGTAAGACTAGTGGTATTGTTGATGAAATGTCACAAGAATTAGAACATATTGTAGATAGATGGGTAAAAGTTGATTGGGAAGACCCGAAGCTTGATCCTGAATCTAAAGCACGTTTCAGCAATGCTGTTACAGAACTTTTAGATATTATGCAGGGTGTAGATATATGAGAGCAAAAGACTTTATAAAAGAAGACCATGGATTTCTCGCGTCAGGATCACATGATTGGGAAGGTAAGGTTGGAAATAATATTTTAAATTATTTAAAAAAATTACCTAGTGGTGCGTGGGCTGGTTTTAAAAATATAACTGGTATTGGTAGTGATGATCATATCAACCAGCTCTACCAGCAGCCAGAGTCGAATCTGGCAAATCTAGCAAAACCAAAAGTTACGTCTAAGAAACCTGGGTTGCGTACAAGTGATAGAACAACTCGCCAAGGACGAACATCACGGATTGGAGGCGAGGACGATCAGTGAAACTATTTGAAGTTCAAGGTGAATGTAAATGGATGATCGTTGAAGATACTGGCGGCAAAAATACTCATATGACTCATATAGAGGATTTAGTATTTTATCAAGGTTACCAAGGTGTAAAAAAAGCAATAAATCATCTTGCACAAACAGCAGAAATGTTAGCAGGAACAAGCGAAGCGGGTAGAATATCTGTAAAATGGGATGGTAAGCCTGCTGTAATTGCTGGTAATGATCCTAAAGATGGTAAGTTTTTTGTAGGAACAAAAAGTGTATTTAATGCTACTCCATTATTAAATAAAACTCCTGCAGATATTAGAAAAAATCATGGTAAAATACCAGGTTTAGCACATAAATTAAATATAGCATTAAAACATTTGCGTAAACTTAATTTTGACGGTATATTGCAAGGCGATATTATGTTTACTAAAGGTGATTTGACAACTGAAGATATAGATGGTGAGTCATATGTTGTTTTTAAACCAAATGAAATAGCATATGCTGTTCCAGCGGGCAGTGATTTAGCAAAAGAATTACTTGCGGCTGAGATTGGTGTTGTATGGCACACATTATATAGTGGTGGTCCTGAGATGTCAGATTTGACAGCATCATTTGGTGCGGCCGCCCCTGTAGGAAATAAAAATGTATGGTCACAAGATGCTGATTATAGAGATTTAACTGGTCGTGCTACAATGACTGGACGTGAAACAGCACAAGTAGCAAATGGACTTGATAAATTACAAGGAATTTTGCAAAAAATAAATGCAAATAGATTTAATACACTAATGAACAATGAAGAGTTTAGAGAACATATTGAACCATTTGTTAATAGTAAAATTAGAGCAGACCGACCACAAGTTGGAAATGCTAATGCTTTTTTGAAAGAATTCATTGATTACTATGATAGTAAAAAGCAAGCAGAAATAGATAAACTTAAAGATGGTGGTGCTTCTGATAAAACAGCATCAGGATGGAGTCCGGCCGCCGAAGCACGTATTAATAAAATAGAAGCAACTAGGGCATTTATTGAAGATAATAGTAACACGTTGCTGGCAATATTGGCAGTTTATAAACAAATTATACAAGTTAAGTCAATATTAATGAAAAAACTTAATGCTATAGAAGGCATACAAGCATTTTATAAAACAGATAATGGTTATGAAGTTGCCGGTCCAGAAGGATTTGTAGCAATAGACCATGTTGGTGGCGCTGTAAAATTAATTAATAGATTGGAATTTTCACGACGTAACTTCCTGGCAGGAGGGTAAATAGTATTATGGGATTTATTAAAGATTTATACGAATCAAAAGCATTACGTAATCAACGTGGATTGAAAAATATGAGTGCTGAGCAAGTGGCAGAAAACATTTATATGAATGTTTTATCACTTCAGGCAATGCGGCATGATCCTAATTCAATGAAATTTGCACAAGAATATGCTAAAAAAACAATGATGAATCCTGGTTTTGATAATATTCGTACTACTGCTACAGATTTACATAATTGGGTCGCTGTTTTTAATCAAGCAGATAGATATGTTGATAAAATAGGTCCTGCTGGAAGAGCAAATATACCAATATTACAATTTAAACAATATTTGCGGCAAGTGGCAAGTGGTAAAGTAAATCCAAATTTTGATAAACAATTTTTAATGAGTTTAGAGCGAAATTTAGGTATTCATAATGCTCAATATAGTGCAACACGAAGATTATTGAGTGATTGGAATAGACTGCTTGGTAGTGAACGTAAATTAAGTACAACTCGTTTATTACAAGCAATAAGATCAAAGTCTGCTCGTAGTGATTTACGTAGTCCATATGAAACATTTGTTCGTAAGGGTGGTTATGAGCTTAAAGATGTACATAATTCTGAAATAGCAGGAAAAACATCCTTTGGTGCAAAAGCCGCGGCGGCGGCCGCCTCCGGTGTTGCTGGTTATTGGTTGGGTAAGAAACTAGCAAAAGGGATAACTGGCTATCAAGATACTGATTTTGATTATACTTTTGGTGCTAAGAAGAAGTAAAATAACAGCCAATAATTTTCTATTTTTGAGATAAATAATATTAACGGTGTAAATTAGTTTACACACTACAAGATATAGGAGATTTAAAAATGGCAAGTTTAACAAATAATGCGTTATCCAATGTTCATGATCCAGTAGAACTTATTGGTCGTGATATTACATGGTTGAAATCAACAGGTGGTGACTTCACAGCAAACGCAGATATGGCAGCAGTTTTGCGAGCAATTTCATCATATGCAACAATTGAAGTTGTAGGCACAGCAACAGCCGCAGGCGTCATAGTAGGCGTTTCAGGTTGTGATGCACACGTAGCAGCTGGTACAGGCACAAATTTTACAGCACTAGAGGCAGCTTTAGATGCAGTAGCCGCACAGGCCTTAACAGTTGTTATAATTTCAGCACTAACATTTGTATAAGATTAGCGTAAAATCACCCAGTTTTTAGAAATTTCTAGAGACTAGTAATTTTAAAGAGCGGAGGACTTATCCTCCGCTTTTTTTTGCCTGCACTAAATATTATAATAGCATATTATAGGTAAGTTATGGCAAAAGAAAGAGCACATGGTATTGCTGGCGAAGGCAAGTTTGGAAGTGGCGTTGGCGAGTTTATTACCATATACACATTAATAGATATTACACAATCTGGTGTTGTATCACCTTACAGAACAGATGTTCCTGCGTTTGTAGATGATGCAAATCAAATAGTTAATAGTGAACAATCTTGGAATAAAAGTAGAAATCAACAAAGCAATTGTGAGACATTGATACAAACTATTAGTTTACGTGGTAATCCTATGTATATTGAACTTCCACGCAAATATACAGTAGATAATATTAAGCAATTAGATTTTGGTTCCTCTTATAAAGGAAAACATATATTTTGGTCTACTTCTTTTACTGTGGAGCAAATTGGACTTTATATTGAACGGGGACAAGAAGATCAACCATTATCAGGCCTGACAAATGATTTTACAAATGTTCCTGTAATTGTTAATTTAACAGAAACAATCAAATTAAAAACCCCAATCTGGGAAGCAATAAATCCTCGTAATAAAAATATATATTTTGTTCTAAACGAAAAAATACCTTTTAATCTGTAACCCACCCTTCATAAATAATTATACTAGGCAGAGACTTAGGCTCATTTTAGGCGAAATGATTGGCATTTGTAAAGGCACATAATATAGGGCGGGCGGAAGGCATTTTTTGTATGACATTAAAGGATTATTATGCCATCAGATATTGAAAAACAGAGCCTCGAGGCACACGTAGAAATCTGCAGTGAACGCTACGGTTACTTGGAGGAGAATATGGAACGAATTGAAAGTCGATTAACGGTCATTGAGCAACAACTCGATGAAATTAGACATAGTCTATTAGTTAACGAAAAAAATAAGTACAAATCTATGTATATTTTAAGTGGTTCCATTATTACTGCTCTATTTTCCGCAGTTGTCTATCTATTAACAGTAGCATAATAAATATCATTGATGAAATTCGATGAATTATATAATGTTTCTCAATGGACTAAAAACTTTTGGAATCCGTTCATACCTCCAATTCTTAGTACGTATGTTAATTGGGATAAGCGTAACCGTAACGAGTCTTTGTCTGATAGTGCGAATGAATTATATAAAAATTTTTATGATGGTATAAAAAGTCATAGCTATAAGTGGCATGACACTGATTCAGAAGAACATTATAACAAAAACAAACAGCATAAAGAATTAAATCCTAAATATCATAATAAAGATATTAATTACACATTTAATGCTCATGGTTACAGGTCTGAACCATTTGATACTGATTCTGATTTGAAAATATTAACATTAGGATGTAGTATAGCATTTGGTACTGGTGTTGATGATAAAGATGTTTGGTGTAACAATATATCTAATAAAGCAAAAGTGTATAATATATCAATACCTGGTGCATCAGCAGATTTAAATGCTATTTCTCTTTATCAATTAATTGATATTATTAAACCTGATATAGTTTTGTGGTCCCCTACAAATCCAGGAAGAAGACTTGTTAATAGATATTTCCTAACAGAAATGGAATCATCTAACGTGTTTAAAAACGATGATGTAATACTTAGTGAATTACAACACAACCATCAATCTGTATTACCTAGTAGAGAACAATATATGCCATATTATCAACAAATAACTAGTAATTGTGAAAATTATAATAATTTAACTAAAAATTATGCTATTATGAACGAGATTTGTGAAAATAACAATATTCTTTTTAAATCATTTCATCCATTTTCTGTAGTTTATGATAGTTTTTCTACATATAAAAAGATAGCAGGCTTTGGCCAAGATGATATGATAGAACATGAAAAAAGAATTCGATTAGAATTTGAAACATTAATTAATGCATCAATTAATAAATTACCTATGAAATATTTAGGAAGTACAAAACAACGTGAATTATCGCACGATTTAGATATACCTACAGTGTTATTTGATAAGTTGGATAATGTTATTAATTATATTGATGTAAAGGATTACGCATCAGAATTTTTTAAGAATCAAACTAGAGAATGTATAGAAGAAAATATTAAATATCCATATGCTAGAGATTTAAGCCATCCAACAGAACTTTATCATCAATTTTTAGCATATATTTCTAGAAATGTTCTTCTTAAGGAAGGTGTAAAACTTTAATAAATACATATACAATGTATTTAGAAGAACTCTTTGAAGCAAAAATGGCATGGGGGCGGGTTGGCAATAAACTCGTTCGTAAGTATCGCTGTACGTCAGGTCGCCGCAAAAGTCGTATAGTATCAAAACCATCACAATGTTTCGCGGCCCCAGATATTAAAAAACGTTTTAGATTGAAAATGCTTAAAGCAAAAATTGGTTCTAAAATGAGACGAAAGTCAAAGAGAACTATGCGTACAAATCCAGCGAGTATAATGAAAACAAAGTTAAACGCGGCGTCAAAATGAAACTAGTAGAATTATTTTTAGCAATTACTGAAGGACAATATTCAATTGCCGGCCCTGTGCGAGGCAGTGAATTACCTTTGGTAGGTAATGAAGGTGATAATACTGAAACTGTTGTTGATTTAAATGATAAAAGAATTGATAAAGACAGTTCACAAGGCCTAGTTATTAAACCTAAATTTACAGAAGCAGAACAAACCCAATTTATTACTAAACAAATGGGCCTGGGTTCTACGTTTAGAGTAGCACAGCCTGGTGGTGGTTATAGAGAATGGCAAGTTGTTTCTATACATGGTAATATGATAGTAGCAACAGATCCAGCGGATCCTGATGCTACAGAAACTAGAATACATGGTATGAACTATTATATTGATGTTGATAATAGTGATGGAATGATTAGTTTTGAAGATGAACGATCAAGAGCAGAAAAATATCAAACAATTAATAGATTAGGACGAGGTGCTGTTGTAACAGTGCTATAACTATGAGATTTGCACATATAGCAGGCCTGGCCGCTTTAGTATATATTAATTTAGTAGAAAGTGAGTTTTTACTTTCTTATTCCAGTGAACCAGTATACAAAAAAGATTTGACAGAACGAGAAGTTCATACTGCTAATGGATTGGTTAATAAGTCTGTATTTAAACGTGTTAAAAAAGAAGGCAAGATTGCTTTTATTCGTAATACTCAAATAAATGAAAACGAAATACAAGTTAGGTTGCCTTTAAAAGAATCTTTAGAAATTCCAAACTCATATAAATTATATAAAGATCGTATTGCTAAAATTGCAAAAGAACTTGGTATTCCATATGAAAGATTAGCTGCTCATTTACATCAAGAATCAAGTTTTAATCAAACAAGTGATAAAACTGGAAAAACACTCACCGGTGATAAAGGTACTGCATTTGGTATAGGTCAAATTAGAGCAGGAGCAAGAAAAGATGTAGAAAATTATCTTGGTCGCTCAGTAAATTTAGATGATCCTGAAGATAATATAAGAACTGCTGGATTATATTGGAAATTACAAAAAGAAAAATATGGTGCAAAAACAGATGATGAAGCATCACGAATGTATAATACTGGTCCAACTCCTAAAGGAGATGCTGGATTAAAGTATCAACAAGATATTACTAATAAATTAAAATTATACAAACAACAAAAAAATCAAACAGCACAATTAGTAAAACCCAAAACAGATCCAAACAAAAAATCAGCAGGGCAAATTGAGTTTGAAAAAGACCCAATGGCTTACCGCCTCAAGTATGGTGGCGATGAGTTTGACGCTTAATCAGTAATTAATTTAATAATTAAATTATAATTAAATAATATTATGCAACAACAATCAAAGAAAAAGATTGATAGAAAGTTCGTTGATGTATACGATTCTTTAATTAATCAACTAAAAAAAGACAACCGTCTTCATTATCTTAAAGTTAAAAAAATTGGAAAAGGTATTAAGATAGGAGATATACGGATACAGAAAAACAAGTATGGTTATATATTAAAGAAAGGATTTCATAGAGGATTTTCTATTATTGAAAAAGATATTGCCATTAAAAAGTCAGCAATAATGCTGGCCATTTTTTACAATCAAGAAAATATGATGCATTATAAAGAAGTATTAGAATTAGATGGAAAGTATTCTAGTGCAATTGCTAAATTACACATCGCCAAGGGTCGAATGAGATATTATGCTAATGAAAATGATTGGTTTAAGGTGCATATATTTGAAGATAGATTGAAAAATTGGATATGGCAAGCAGAATCCGCACAGCACACATTAAATACGATGTATTATAATCATGTTTTTTAATAAATACATATAACTTATTTTACAATATTGGATACACAACTATGAATTTAACTGATATTAAACCAACGCAAACAGCACTACAATTTGCAAATAGTATGCAAAATACGTTTGGTGTAACAGTAGATATTAGTAAACTTGACTTAGACAAGTCAGCAAAACTATTAATTTCTGTTAATGAACAAATACAGAAGCAACGTTTATCAGAAGATAGACACAAACTACACACAACAAAATCTTATTTGGCTAAAGTTTTTATTAAAGAAAACTTAGAAAAACATATTGCTGAGCTTCAACTTAATGAATTTACTAAAGCAAATACTGCCGCCGCAGATGCACAAACAATTCCAGGCCAAGGTGGTACTAGTAGTGCCGGATTTGGCGCAGGCAAGAAAAAGAAAAAAGGAATACCACAAGCAGGCGGAAAAGAAAACAAGGAACATGTTACTGAGAAACATCAAGTAACAAAAAAATCAGATTCTTATAGTTTTGATCCCAAAGGCATGGTAGCATTACGTATGTTAGTTGGTGCTACTGATATGGCAAAGGCTAGACGTGCTATGGAAATGGCAAAAAATGGTAGATCAGTTCCAGCTGTGTTTATGAAATCATTTGTTCCTTTAATTGATGTATTAGATGACATTATGCGAAGTGGAATGGCAAATGTTCAAATGTTAAAAAATTTAGATAAACGAGCAAAACGAGGATTGGGTATAGAGGAAAGCGTAGAACAAGTTTCAGATAAATTACGTGGCTTATATGAAAGTCAAGAAGACCAAGCAGAACTATTATTAGCATCAAAGGATGTTGTAGATAGAGTGCAAAAAGCAGTTGATGATTTAAGTAAACTACGCAACGAAGATCTCCCACCATTGCTAGATGCAATGCGTGATGAAGTTGGTGCAGAAATTAGTAGTGCATATGCTAATATTGCTATTCCAACATTAGATCAATTAGTTATCGCTAATGGTACAGCACGTGAAACACTTTCACAAGCAAGTAGAATACTTACTGGTGAAGAACAAGCACCACAGGCAATGGGCGCAGAGGAAATACCTGTTGAAGCTGGAACGGTGGAAACAGCACCCCTACCAGCAGAAGAATTTGCAACTGCTGATGTAGCTGTTGGTGAGGAAGAAGTAGGCAGAGCGGAACGATAATATGCGTGTTTCAGAGTTATTGTTTAAAGAAGAGATAGATGATACATTAAGTACGTCACTTAAACAAGTGTTAGATCATCTAGTTCATCAATACAATGACTCTACTAGTGCAGGTGATAATAGAATAAGCTGGCAAACAATAATCCAAATGATGCCCGAAGATGTCCCACCACTTGATTATGATGGTTTCAAGCAGATGTATGATATGGAACCAGATTGGAAACATTTGGTACAAAGTTTTGATGATGAGTTTGTTACTCTCAACACTGGTGAAGAGATAGATGTTAATATGGGTGATCCAGAAAATATAGAAGAGCCAAGTCTAAATACAGTAGATGACATGGCTAAACGAGCAATGAAGAAGAGAATTTAAATGGCATATTTCCCTACAGCAACATTAGCAAGAGAACGTGGACAAAACAATAGTTTAATTGCTCAAGAAATCTCAATATTAGAAATGCGTGTATTAGTGGCAATTGCAGCTAACGCATTAACAATAACCTCAACAGATATAACTACCGTGTCAATTAATGGCACAACAGTTACTGGTAGTCCAATGACAAACAATGATGCTACTGGTGAGTCCTATTATAAAGTTTGGAAAGGCACCACTATTAGTACATTACAAACAGAGCAAATGAGCGAAGTAATGACCCATTTTACCAGTAAAAAATATACAATTGTTAGAAAGAAAAACACAACAACTAATGATACTTTTTACTGGGAAATAAGCTGGTGAGACTAAAAGAAATTACCGAACCTAAAGACACAGTCTTAACACAAGTAGGCATAAATCCCAATCCAGGCGTAGATGCTAACAAGCATAATCCTGATGGTAAGTTTAGTCCTCTTGGCACAGAACAAGAGCGTCCAACCCCATTAACTGCTAATCACGCAGTTAAAGTAGATAAAGCAGTTAAAGAAAAGAAAAAACAGAAGTCTCAATAATATTCCCATATAAATAGTAGTATGGCAAGTCATACAAAAACAGCCGGCGAGGTACGCGGTAAAGTAATTTTAGGTGATGCAGTAGTAAAAGCAGAAATTGAATTTATTAATGATGCTATTGAAGATGCTTCTGATTTAGAAAAAGTAAAAACAGTTATTTCCACTGGTGCAGGTATGGCTGGTGTTTATAACTATGGTGATTGGTTCTTACTTGAAGAAGTTTACATGTATGGTTCTGGATGGAAAGGAAAAACAGAGTTTACTTCGGTTCAACGTATTCCTGGTATTACAGAAATGACGATGAAAGAAGTACAAGCCGCAATAAAAGCAATTGATCCAAATATTTTTGTTAATCATAAGCGTATTAATGCTGTATTATCACATTTTAGAAAGTTTGGTTATCAAATCCATCCAGGTAATTGGTTTGATGCTACGTCATCAAATAAAATTAAATGGGTTATTAATTGGAACAACACAGTATTTGATCATATAACAGTTATGGATGATACTTTAATTATTGGTAAACCTGATCAATTAGCACCAGTTGGTGCTAAAACAGCTACTGGAGAACTAATGCCATCGGGCCAAGCACGTCCTATCGACGGCTTAATTGAACCAATACACCATCAAACAAAAATAGAATTTTATGGTATGGGCAATAAAGGTACCGGGCAAACAACTATGCGTCCCGCCGCTCCTGGTACAAATAATGAAGATTATGAAATGGCGAATCTCAATATAGGCGATGGTTCTGAATTTAATGTGGGTGGAGGTAGTGCAGCCTCAGCAGGAGCTGCCATAGCACAAGTATTGGGTGTTGTTAATTCATTAATGGGTGCATTGGATACCTCATTCGGCCAGTTAACACAGACTGGATTAATACGTTGCGAAGTTGATGGAGATTATGCTTTGCAGGCTGGTAAAATAAACACAGGAGATGGTGTAACGCAAGACTTGGCGCATTATAATACATATGATCCGGCCGGGAATCAACAAACTGGCGAGAATTTAGGGCATACGGAACAAACAAGTCCGTTTCCCATAACCCCCTTTATCGGTGGCGGTGGCGGTGGCGGTGGTGGTGGTGGTAGTAGTGGTGGCTCGTCCGGCGGTGGAAGCGGTAATTTGTCATTCTCATT